TAACGGTTGCTTCTTCCTTTAAAGTAATCGCTTCTTCTTTTATAACGGTTGCTTCTTCCTTTAAAGTAATCGCTTCTTCTTTTATAACGGTTGCTTCTTCCTTTAAAGTAATCGCTTCTTCTTTTATAACGGTTGCTTCTTCCTTTAAAGTAATCGCTTCTTCCTTTAAAATAATTGCTTCTTCATTTAAAATAATTGCTTCTTCATTTAAAATAATTGCTTCTTCATTTAAAATAATTGCTTCTTCCTTTAAGGTCATTATTTCTGCCTTTAAAATAATTGATTCTTCCTTTAAAGTAATCGCTTCTTCCTTTAAAGGAATTGTTTCATTATTATTATTTATAATAGTAGGAATAATATACTGCTCATCAGTAGAATTAGAATTATATGGCTCAAAGTTTGTTTGAACTAGTTTCATTAGCTTAATACGATACGTCTTATTTTTTTCATTTGATATAACTGGTAACATAGGTGGATCGATATGCTGATGTTTAACATCATCCCAAATTATTCCTTTAAAAAATGGGAATTTTTTTATATTATACATGTTAGCATATGTCGAGCGTTTTGTCGGGTCTTTAGTCAACATCTTTAAAATTAATGACCTTGCATCATCTGATATAGATGTATTAAATACAGGATAACCTAACAATATACCTTCAAACGTTGTTTGCATTCTACCCCTAAATGGGGTTTTACCGTGGATGAATTCATATAACATACAACCCAAAGCCCATATATCAACTCCTTTACCATGCCCGCTTTTATTTACCATTTCTGGTGCCATATATCTGGGTGTACCGCATAATGTAGTTTTAGACAAATCGTTATATTTACCATAACAAGAAGTAGATAGTCCAAAATCTGTTACTTTAAGATGACCTAAACGTGTAACCAAAATATTTTCTGGTTTTAAATCCCTAAAACTGATATCATGCTGGTGTATATGTTCAACCGCAATTATAAGCTCACATATATAGAAACGTGCTTCAACCTCAGTCATACAACCATTTGGAAATGAATCTAATAGTGATAATAGATTACCACCATCTATTAATTCCATGATAAAATATATCTGAGTCTCTCCCTGGAATGCATAATAAAGTTTTGTAATAAATACACTATCAAGTAGCGACATTATAGTTTTTTCAGCTATAAGCATATCAATTGATTTCTTATTATTAATTAAACTTTTATCAATCATTTTAACTGCCATTCGCTTTCCAGTTGCCTTTATAATACAACACCATACAGTACCAAAACTACCACTACCTATTTTATATTGTAGTTCAAAATCATTAATAGATATACTAGAAGACTTTGTATTTTCAAGAGTAATTGGTGTAGAATTATTACGAATTAAAGGCGCACGAATTAAAGGCGCACGAATTAAAGGCGCACGAATGTTCTTTGGTTTATGTAAAGGTACTTTAGCCCGGTTTAATGTAGTTTCTTTAAGCAAATTTATATTTTTTTCCATATATTTATATTTAAAGTATAGTTATATTTTTAACCTAAATTAGTAGATTAAACTTAACTAGTTTATGAGCCGTTACATTGAAGCTATACACCATTATATCCTAGGATTTGAGTATAACTTAACACACCCGAATAATAAAACAACTAACCAAATATTGTTTTCGTAAAAATACTTAAAAGAATAATACACTATATATTGTGATACTGTAGTAATCATAATATGCCCGTGTGGCGCAATGGATAGCGCATTCGACTACGAATCGAAAGGTTGCGGGTTCGAATCCTGCCTTGGGTTATCGATGTTCAAGAATCGCATCGTTAAATAAGTATCCCTTCGCGTGAAAGAGTAAGGAATTTGTTTTATAACTCACTTGGTTACTAACTAATTCATAATATAAATCTATCGAACACTGTTTAATAGATTTATGTAAAAATTGATTTTAATATAAAAGTATTTGTTTTTTATAATAAACACAATAATAATTATAAATGAATATCGATATACCAATTAAACGTTTCAAATATAGCGATACAATGACTATGCTTCTTGATAATTTTGCTAGAATACATCAATATGACGACCGCAAAGACTTTCGTAAATTTTGGGATGAATTCGTAATAGAGAACCATAACGCATTTGAATGTGAAGTGGGATTATTAGAATCGCGCGGATTTACTGGTGACCCTTATATAGCAATGTATAAAAGCACGAGGTTCTATTATAGAAAACTTTATATAAATGACTCTGTAACAAGTAATATCAAGAAAATAAAAACTCATCGTTATTCAAAATTTAATAATACGTTGCTTTCACTTATTGATACAGTTATAGAAAAACATATATCTGAGAATATTACAAGAGTAACTGATCACGAATGTATTTGTGATATCACACCTTCTTCTAGTTATAAAACTTTCTACGATAACTATGAAAATGACATAACTCTTCATATTGGTGATTATGTTAGACAGATGCAGTCGGTAGGTGGTGAGATTGTATCTAGTATAATTTCAAATAAACTCAAGAAAACTTTCAAAAATAGATTCTATAAGATTCAAGAGAAACTCAAATATAAACTATAATTATTATTATTATCGTCCTTCGCCGCAATTATTATTATCTACACTTTTTTTACCACAATTATTATTATCTATTTTTTCTTTACTATAACTTGTTAGTGACTCGTCGTTACGTACCATAACTTCCATTCTTTTTTTTAATATGTGTATTTCTGATATATCATCTTTTTCTACACCAAAAAATTTACTTAGGTTTTAATTATGTATATTAGTCATCTATATTATTATACTATATTTAATTATTTATCTATTAACAGTTTTTAATAACGGATATTAAGGTTCTCTAATTACATATTATAGTTTACGACGCATATCAACTCTTTTGCGTTTGTATTATTATATCTGTATAGCTCTGTTAAACTTGTATTTATTACATATCCATTTGATTCGAAATATGAAAAGATTTTTGGTATGTCATCGCGTTCCATATATGTCTTTGTGGATGGATATTTTGTCAAGTAATATCTACAAGTCGTGTTATAAGAATATTGAAATTGAGATAATTCTCGATGTTTCGCCTGGAACACACATTGCTTTATAGGACCGTCGGGCATTATATCCAAACTTATTACAGATTTATACTCATTGGATACTGATTCAAGTATTGTTTCGATATATAGAGCAAATGTTTTATTTGATACTGTGTCGAATGGACTGTTCATATTATTCTATTTTTATAATATGTATATATATTTATTTATTTATTTATTTATCATAATATTTATTAGTTATTTAAAGACTTTTCTTCTATTTAGTATGGTGAGAATACACGCCACATCTTTTATATCATTCGTAGTGATAAAGATATGTATTCCTTACAGCAGTTTAATTAATTGGAATACAGACCCAACTAATTAAACCAACCAAGAATTCAATACATATAGCGGATTCTAATGTTCATCGGTTTAAATATTGTTTATCGTATCGTTTTATTATTTTACCGTTTTCGTATATGGGTCTATTCCAGCAGATATTAGAATCTGTTTGATTAATGATAATTTATCACTATCAAATCCAACACCAAATGAAGGTAACCCGAATGCAGCAATATAGTAACTAAATAATGGTGCTAGAGTAAACGTCTTTTTAAATCCGAAAGAACCACACGTATCTGTTATTACTTCTTTTTCGTTTTTACCTGATAATATATCCTCTATTCGCCTTTCTAATATAGAATTTTTAATCGACATTGATAAATGCTGTGTGTATAAAGCATATCCATTTATTGAACCATTCAGACCATCCAATGTTATCTGTAATAGTGTTCTTAAATTGTCATTTGTTGCCGCATCATATTGCTTTCCTACTTCATCGTGTAGTACCAAACTCTGATTCAAATCGGTTGGAATGTCAGCGTATTCGCGGTTCGCCATGCGTGAAGTGTATCTTGTACTTATAGTATTTATTGAATTTACTACTATTTCTGAAAAAACCAAGTCTGTGCTTTCTAATATTATCGGTTCCTGTATCGCATCCGTAAAAACTGTTATTATACGTGTTGGTTGTGCTGTCATCGAACCTCCGCTTCTTACTCCCAATAAATCACTTGCGCGAGCCATAATCTACTATAGACTTATAAGTTAATTCCATCTTTTATGCGTAAAATTATATATATATAACATAAAGGTTTCTAATGAACTTTATTACGTTTCTCTATTCGATTTTATCTACTATTGGTTTTGTTTCATATGCGGATGCTATAAATATTACTACCATTACCCAAGTGATGTCATTAACCGCCTCCGTATATTGTAGTATACCCGAGTTGGAACAATGGAACTGTAATACTTGCAGTCAAAATGTTACGGATATTACCATCATTGACGACAATACGCGTATTATTATGGCTTACGATTATTCTTTATTGTCTCACTTCGTTTCAATTCGGGGTAGCTCCGATATTAATAATTGGATTTCAAATCTTAAAACACGTATTATATATCCATTTATTGATAAAAATATTGGAGTTCATAATGGTTTATATTATGAATATTTATTGTATAAAGAACGCTTGATTTCATACGTGAGGGGTTTGAATAAAAATGATTTACTTATTATTTCTGGCCATTCATCTGGCGGTGGACTCGCTACTTTATTAGCATATGAACTGGTGAATGAATCTATTTTTTTAAACTCTAATATTTTGTTATACACATTCGGTTCGCCTCGGATTGGTAACGTTCATTTTGTCTATAGTTTTATCTCGTTCAATATTACATCCAATCGTGTTACGTATAAAAAAGATATAGTCCCTCATTTACCCGAGGAGTTATTCGGATTTGTTCATATACCACATGAAATATGGTTTACTACATCATCTAAATATGAACATTGTAATGATGCAAGTGGTAAAGAAGATAACTCGTGTAGTAATTCGTGTTCTCCTTTTTCATGTACTTCTATTAGCGATCATCTAAACTATTTGGATTCTGCTATTGGAAGTGACGCTTGTTAATTAACATTACTAGAATATATTCATAGGCATTGTTGCACGTCTGCGACGTCTTGATGGTCGACTCGCGTTTTCCCTTTTAGATGCAATAGATATATTAACTTCTTCTAATTGTTTCTTAAGTGCTTCTTCTAACTGTTTCTTAAGTGCTTCTTCTAATTGTTTCTTGAGTGTTTCTTCTAATTGTTTCTTGAGTGCTTCTTCATCTTGTTTTATCATTTCTTCATGTACTTGCTTCTTAAGTGACTGTTCCTCCAATTGTTTCTTGAATGCTTCTTCATTGTCTACAGTTTTTTCTTCACTCATTGTATTATATTATTGAATGATATTTTTACATAAATACAAATATTTATCATAAA